CGAAGCCCTGCTGGCTCTTGTTTGGGTATGATGCGTACTCTGTACGGCTGATGGGCATGATCACGCGATCAATGCCCTGATCGGTCGTGGTGTATGCGTCCAAGATCATGACGGTGTTGGGGTTGCGCCACTGTACGGAAAAATTGGCCTTACCACCCACGTTTCTGGCGTATTGACAGTCTCAAACGGTGGCACTGGCGCTTCCACCCTGACTGGGTACGTCAAGGGAAGTGGAACCGCCACTCTTACCGCATCAGCAACTATACCAAATACGGACGTTACTGGCCTTGGGACAATGTCTGTTCAAGACGCAACAAGCGTCACCATCAGTGGCGGATCGATCAACGGAACCTCTATAGGCGCGTCCAGCGCATCCACAATCAAGGCGACCACAGGTAACTTTTCTGGAGACCTGACCCTTGAAAGCGCACAGCCAACAATTGCATTTGCAGAAACTGACACCACGAACACAGATGCCAGAGTTCGCCTGAATGGTGGCGCTTTAATTTTTGACACCATAACCGATGGCGGCGTTCTCGTTCAAGAAAACATGCGAATCACTTCGGTCGGCAGGGTCGGAATTGGCAATAATGCCCCCGCAGCCAAGCTTGACGTTGTGGGTTCTACAATCATCTCTGGCGACCTCACGGTTGATACAAACACCCTCTATGTTGACTCTATCAACAATAGGGTGGGTGTTGGCACTATTACCCCTTCATCCGATTTAGACATAGCTGGCGTAACAACAGAGACGCGAACTTTAAGCATAGGCGCGGGGCGATCTGGAAACGGAAGCAGCAATATTCAATTGGTTGGTGACACCACTTACAGCACCTACGGCCTCAGAATTGAGAGAGGTAATGGAGGTGCAAACGCAGCCAGCACAATCAGCCATAGGGGAACTGGAATTTTTTCTATAAACTCCATAGATGCTGGCTCTATTGAATTTTACACAACGAACACTCGCGCGATTCGTATCGGCCCTACACAAACTGTAACTATGGACAACCTCGCTGGGACAGGGTCACGCGCAGTAAACGCGAGCGCCACTGGCGTTTTGTCAGCCGCATCCGACAGCCGCTTGAAACATGAGGTTGAGGACGCGATTATCCCAGGTCTGGCTGAGATCATGCAGCTTAAGCCGAGGGCGTATCAGTGGCTTGACGACATTGAAAAGCGCGGTGAAAATGCGTCAGTCGAGATCGGTTTCTTTGCTGATCAGGTCAAGGACATCATCCCATCAGCCGCACCGATGGGCAATGATGGGTATTATGGGTTCTACGACCGTTCGGTTGTCGCCGCCCTGACTAAGGCTGTGCAGGAGCAGCAATCTATCATTGTGGCACTTGAAGCCCGCCTGACCGCCCTAGAAAAAGTACGCTGAGGAGTTTGCGATGGAATTTCTGGAGTTCCTCATGAAGTGGGCGGTTGCTCCAGTAGCTGCCATCGTCTTTTCGATGTACACCCGACAGCAGTCACACGCCACAGACATTGCCGTACTGAAGGCCACGGCGACAGCCAATAAAGAGGCTCACGACCGAGAGTTCAAGCAAATACAGGACAGCTTCAAGGCTGTCTTTCTTAAACTGGATGATATTGAGAGGGCATTACGCAAATGACACGTGAATTTGGGGCTCGAAGCCTAAAGAACATGCAGGGTATTCACCCAGACCTTCGGCGTGTGCTTGATCGCGCGCTGCAGGACAGCCCGCTGGACTTTGTGGTGATCGAGGGTCTGCGCACAAAAGAGCGCCAAGAGCAACTCGTGGCCAGCGGAGCATCTCGCCGCCTCGACAGCCGACACATCACGGGCCACGCAGTCGATCTTCTGCCTATCGGCCCCAACGGCAAGCCTGCATTTGATTGGCCGCTGTACGACCAGCTTGGCCCTGCCGTAAAGGCGGCTGCGGTGGCTGAGGGCGTAGAATTGGATTGGGGCGGTGACTGGAAGAAATTCAAGGACGGCCCCCATTTCGAACTGGATCGCGCTGCGTACCCAGAAACCGAATGGACAACTGGTGATAAGCCACCAAAGCCCCGCAAGAACGTTGCGCAATCAACCACTATGCAGGCATCTGCGGTACAAATCGTATCTGGTGTTGGCGCGGGCGTTGCCGCTGTTGGCTCTCTGGATGGCACGGCCCAGATCGTGGCGCTCGCATTTGCGGGCATCGTCGTGTTGGCCGCTCTGTGGATCATGCGCGAGCGCATCAAGAAGTGGGCCGAGGGGGATCGCTGATGTTCGGGTGGATCAAGCGCACCGCACTCTGGATCGCTGGGCTTGCCGCGCTCGTCTTCGCGGCTTGGATTGCTGGTCGTCGTGACCAGCGCCAAGAGTCAGAAAAAGAAGAGGCCAAATCTTATATTGAGACACGAAAGGAAATTGATAATGCTGAAAAAACTATCGGTGATGACCCTAATGTTTTGCGTGAGTGGTTGCGTGAGCGCGGTAAGCAGTAGCGCCATATGTGACGGTACGGAAAAGGCTCGCACGGAGCATGCCGCCGCTCTGGCCAACGATGGTGGAAACGCATCCATCGTAACTGGTGCCCGCCTGATCGCATCGATTGATGCTGCATGCAAAAAACTTCCCGCAATTTATTGATTCAAAAGGTAAATTTATGAACCGATCTCAAGTTCTGGACACCGCCAAAAACTGCGTGTCCAAAGACCGTGCTGCGACCCATGGGAACATGGAAAACAATTTCGAAACCATTGCAAAGTACTGGTCTATCCACTTGGACATCCCTATCACCCCAGTCGATGTTGCCGTGATGATGGCGCTTTTGAAGGTGGCAAGGATCAAATCAAACGAGGGCCACGAAGACAACTGGGTTGATGGCGCTGGATATTTCGCCTGCGGCGGGGAGCTTGCAACGTCTATTGGATAAGCGGCGGATTTAGTCTATAGTGCCTGAAAACGTAAGGTGACCTCATGGTTGGACTGACATACGCAACGTACAAGACGCAGATTGCGGAACTGGCCGTGGTCGCGGAGGATGATGCCAACTTCTTGGCTATCCTCCCATCCATGATCGATTACGCCACTCTTCGCATCAACCGCGACCTCGACTTGTTGATCACATCAGCGTCCCTGCACGGCCCAAATTACAAGCTGACAGCGGGGAACAGAAACCTATCCTTTGATCAAAACCTGCCTGGTGGATCGTACTTCGTTGTCAGTGAGCAGATTAACCTGATTTTGCCTGTAGGTCAGTCAGACCCAGATGTTGGAAATCGAGTACCGCTTTTGCCAACCACGAAAGAATTCTTGGATGCAGTGTTCGGGTCATCCACGGTGGGAAACAGGGCTGTGCCCAAGTACTTTTCCCCGTTCAATGACACTCTGTTCCTTGTCGGCCCAGTCCCAGATGAAGACTATTATGTCGAGGTTGTCGGCACAATCAGGCCAGCGCCTCTATCTGAATCGGTGCCAGTGACGTTCATCAGTCAGTACCTTCCAGACCTCTTGATCATGGCATCGATGATCTACATTTCTGCCTATCAGCGAAACTTCGGAAGGCAGTCAGACGATCCGCAGATGGCGCAGAGCTACGAAAGCCAGTACGGAACCCTCCTCAAATCCGCGATGGTTGAAGAGGCTCGCAAGAAGTTCGAGGCTGCGGCGTGGTCGTCCCAGTCGCCCGCCCCAGTCGCATCTCCGACACGGGGGTAACGAATGCCACACGCAAGCCTCAAGCTGATTCCAGGTGTCGATCAAAACAGAACGCCAGCGCTGAATGAAGCGGCGATCTCTGAAAGCAACCTGATCAGGTTTGTTCCTGATCGGCAGGGCCTCGGCCTGCCTCAAAAGCTTGGCGGCTGGAGCCAGTTTATCCCAGGAACGCAAACATCCATTGTGCGCGCGCTCCACTCGTGGGCCGACATAAATGGCACGTCATACTTGGCTCTAGGCGAGGAAAGCAGCCTTAGAGTTGCGGAAGCCGATCAGTTTACGTCAGACATATCTCCGCAAACATATACGTACGATTTGACCGTATCTGTGGATACAACCACGGGATCAGCGACTGTAACGATAGATGATCCAAACTCAAACGTATCTTCGTACGATGGATTGAACATCCTTACGCCTATCAGTGTCGGTGGAATAGTGCTGTCTGGATACTATCCACCTATCGCTCTGAGCGCCAATTCGTACCAGATCGTGGCAAGAAATATTATCGGCTTGACGACCCCTGCCACGTCAAACGTGACTAATGGCGGTGCGGTACCGACATTCACTACGACCAGCGGCGTTGTGAACGTTCAGGTTACTTTGGCAAACCATGGTTATACCGCAGGCTCAACTTTTGCCATTCTGATTCCGACAGCCGTGGGCGGACTCACGTTGTATGGAAACTACATCGTACTTGAAAACCCCGCAATTACCACAAACTCTTTCTATATCGCTGCGGCAAACTCTGCGCCATCGACGCAGACTGTTTCCATGAACGGTGGGAAAGCCAGAATTGTCTATTATATCGGACAGCAAAACATCCCTCCTTCTGAAGGATTTGGTGGCGGCCTGTTTGGTGCTGGAGGCTTTGGAACTGGCGTTACATCGAGCGGCGGACGGCAGTTTAGCATTGCATCAATATCAACATCTGGCACCATTGCCACGGTGACGGTAAACCAAAGTGTGTATGTCGCACCGAACAGTCAGATCACAATCAGTGGGACAACAAATTACGCTGGCACTTGGACTGTAACGTCTGCCACGTTAGGTGTTACAAGCACTTTTTCGTTCTCTAGGGGCTCTTCTCAGCCGACAGAAACAACTGGAACTGTTACCGTAAGCACGTGGGGCTTCCCACCTGGGGTCTATGATTCTGTAAGCGGCTTGACCATCGCACCTCTTCAGGTCGACGACTGGTCTTTGGACAATTGGGGTGGTTTTTTGATAGCCAGTCCAACAAAGGGCGGGATATTCTATTACGACACGCTTGGCGGATCGGACAGAGCAACGATTGTTCCATATGCCCCCGCGGTGAATGAAGGCTTCTTTGTGGCCATGCCAGAGCGCCAAATTGTCTGCTACGGCACGACATTCAATGGCATCCAAGACCCCCTACTGGTGCGGTGGACTGACATCGGAAACTTCACTAGCTGGGTTGCGACAGTCAGCAATCAGGCTGGATCGTTCCGCATTCCAAAGGGTTCGAAGATCGTTGGTGGCATGCAGGGGCCGCAGCAGGGCCTGATCTGGACTGACACCAATCTCTGGTCGATGCAGTACATAAATCTGCCACTGGTATACTCCTTCAACGAGATAGGCGCTGGCTGCGGTCTGATTGGCCGCAAGGCCATGGGGACTATGGCTGGCATTGTATACTGGATGTCGCAAAGCCAGTTCTACATTCTTGCTGGGGGTGGCGTTCAGCCACTGCCATGCCCGATCTGGGATGTCATCTTCCAAGACATAGACACAAACTATCTGGAAAATATCCGCTGCGCGCCGAACAGCCGCTTCGGGGAGGTCTCTTGGTATTATCCGACAGTCGGATCGGGTGGCGTTCCGACAAAGTACGTCAAGTACAATACCCTGCTTCAGCAGTGGGATTTTGGGACGTTGACCCGCACAGCGTGGATCGATCAGGGCGTGTTCGGCCCGCCAATCGGCTCCTCTGGAAATGGCATCATCTACCAGCATGAGACATCTCAAAACGCTGGCAACGAAGAGATGGATTCATACGTTCAAACTGGTTACTTCGCCCTAAATGAGGGCGATCAGATGACGTTCCTCGATCAGGTCTGGCCAGACATGAAGTGGGGATATTACGGGGGTGAAAGCAACGCCAACGTAAAAATCACCTTCTATGCGGTTGACTACCCAGGTCAAACGCCTAGAGTTTACGGCCCATACAACGTAAACGAATTGACTAAGTACATATCTCCCAGAGTTCGAGCCCGCCTGATCTCGATCAGGATTTCTGGCAGTCAATTGAACACATTCTGGCGGATGGGTAACATTCGGTACCGCCTGCAACCAGATGGGAAATATTGATGGCATCCCTGTCAGACATCCTCACAGCGGCCAAGAACCTCGTCACCTCGGTGAACCAACTTGGACAAACGTACTTAAAAATCAACGGCACGGTCAGATCGCCAACGATCACCGCAACCACTCTCGCTTCCTCTGGGCAGGGCAGGCTCGCATCTGTGAGCGTTGTGGTGGCTGGGAGTTCTCCTTGCCTCATATATGACAGCAACGCCACGACAAGCCTGACAAGTGGTCTGGCGGCGGTAACAAACGTCATAGGCGTGACCGTAATCAACATGCCGTACAATAACGGTCTCGTCGTTGTACCTGGTACGGGCATGACGGTTGTCGTCTCATATTCCGAGGGAGCGTAAAATGCCGCTGAAACATGGATCGTCTCAAGAGACAATCTCCAGCAACATCTCGGAGATGATTGAATCTGGCCACCCGCGCGATCAGGCAATCGCTGCGGCCCTGAATACCGCCCGCCAAGGCCGCGCTCGCGGCGGTAGGACGAAGGTTCACAAGGGCCCCATTCACAGCGCTGTGGCTGGCCGCACCGATCATCTCCCGATGCACGTGGCATCTGGATCATATGTCATCCCAGCCGACATCATTTCGGCTATGGGTGAGGGAAACTCCATGGCGGGGTTCAAGGTCGCAAAGAACATCTTCTCTGGAAAGGGCCCATATGGCCAGAGCGGCATGCCATATGGCGCAAGCGGCCTGCCCTACGGTGTTCCTGAGCCGCGCAAGGCCGAGGGCGGCGAAGTGGATTCTGTGCCCATCGTTGCGGCTGGCGGCGAATATGTGATACCACCCGAAGACGTTGTCGAGATCGGGAAAGGTGACATGGATCACGGCCACAAAATTCTGGACGCATTCGTCAAAAAGATGCGCCAAAAGACTATTAAAACACTTCAAAAATTACCTGGCCCAAAGAAGGATTAAAGCATGAGCGAGATTAAGGTTCGAGTGGGAACGGCTGAAGACTTCAACGAGATGATGCGCCTGTCTGTAGCGGCGACAGAAGAGAACGCCTTTATCGCACCCGACATCGAACTTCTCAAAAACCAAGTATACAAGTCCCTTACGCAGCAGGGAGGCATAGTTGGCGTGATCGGTGACGAGGTTGGCGGGAAACTTGAGGGTGCGATCCTGCTAAACATCGGCCCAGTATGGTACAGTTCTGAACCTGTCCTTGAGGAAAAGGCGATCTATGTCGATCCAGAGTACCGCGCTGCAAAGGGTGGTCGAGCCCGCAAACTGGCAGAGTTTGCGAAGAGAATGGCGGAAGAGCTTGAGTTGCCATTGGCAATCGGCGTACTATCAAACAACAGGACTGAAGCGAAGATTCGGCTCTATGAGAGAACCTTTGGCAGGCCCGCTGGTGTATACTTCCTTTACAATGCAAAGACTGGTATAGTTCCCGAAATCGAAGGGGAAACCTGATGGGCGGCAAGACAACAACCTCAACGAACAAAGTCACCATCCCGCAGGATGTGCTTGACCGATACAACGCTGTGAATGCTCAGGCCCAACAGGTCGCGCAGAACCCGTTCCAAAAATACGGCACCAAGCCTGAAGACTTTGTTGCTCAATTCAATGAACAGCAACTGAAGGGCGTTCAGGGCATCAACGCTGTCGCTGGTATGGGCCCTGTCTACGAAAACGTTGACAAGTACATGAGCCCGTACATCAAAAACGTTGCCGACACGACCCGCGCGCAAATAGAGCAGGCCAATGAGCAGGCGCAATCTGGCGCTCTTGGCACCGCAGTTCAATCTGGCGCATTTGGCGGCGACCGCGCTGGCGTTGCTGCTGCAAACCTTGCAAACCAGCAGAATCTCGCCATGGGTTCGACCATGGCTAACATCTACAATCAGGGTTACACGCAGGCAGTTGACACCAGCATGAACGACATGAACCGCATGTTGGGTGTGGCTGGCCAGCAGTTGGGTGTAGGTACCCAGATGCAGCAAACGGAACAGGCTGGTAAGGACGCTCTTATCAACCAGTTCCAGCAAGAGCAGGGTTACCCATTCCAAGTGGCACAGTTCTTGGCCAACATTGCTATGGGGACTGGCGCGTTGTCTGGATCAACAACCACAGGCACCCAGATGGCACCCTTCTTCTCGGATCGACGCCTCAAGCACGACATCAAGAAGATTGGCGAGGCAGACAACGGCCTTCCCATTTACACCTTCAAGTACAAGGGTGACGAGAACCAGCAGACCCATGTCGGTTTCATGGCCGATGAAGTTGAGAAAAAGAACCCCGATGCGGTTGGCCTCGACCCCAGTGGCTACAAGACTGTTGATTACGACAAGGCAGCCCAGAGCATGGGTGGCGCAGTTAAGGCGTTTGCAAATGGCGGCGTGGCTGGGCCATACGGCTCGAAGGTCGGGCAAGGTGTGGGCGTGGGCAGCTACGTCCCGCAAGCATACTTGCCTGTTGGCGAATTGATGGTGGCAGACCCCAGTTTTGCACAGCAAAGTCAGGCAAACTTCTTGGACACCCTCAATTCAGCGGCCACCGCAGGGGAAAGTGTTTTGAAAATACGCAATCTCCTCCGTGATCCAGACGCAAAGCAGCCAACAAAAGAGCCTCCCGCACCTGCCGCCGCAGGTAATATCCAAGAGTTCGAACCGCCAGCAGGCCTTATAGGCGGTGGCGCGGGGGGCTATGCTGTTGGCGGAGGTGTTAAGCCGCAGGTGCATGGCGATTATATGTCCAGCACACTGGCCGCGCAGGAGGCTGACAAGGACAAGCCAGAACTTAAGGTCGCTGGGCAGCAGGCAGGGCAGCAAGGAACTGGTTTTGATAAATTGGCAAGCACCATTGGAAGCGCAGCCACCATTGCCCAAGCCCTTCCAATGATTTTTGCCTCAGACCGCCGCCTCAAGCACAATATTAAGAGAATTGGTAAGACTAAAAAGGGTCTGCCAATCTACACCTTCAAGTACAAGGGTGATGACCGCGAGCAGACCCACGTTGGCTTCATGGCCGATGAGGTTGAGCGCGACCACCCAGAGGCCGTTGGCAAGCGGGATGGCTACAAAACCGTCGATTACAGCCAAGCCCACAAATTTGCCACTGGTGGCGTTGCTGGCCGTCACGGCTATGCCCTTGATGGCGCAGTCGAGGAGCGCATTCGTGATGCCATGCGCGCAACCGCAGCCAATGAGAACAACATGCGCCTGACCCGCGATGAAGTACCCGCCGTGCAGACACTGGGCAGCCTGCCAGATGCAGGGGTTGTGGCCGCAGATCAGGTACGCCCAATGGCCCGCCCAACTGGCCTCGTACCCGCTGCTGAACCCACTGCCCTCGCACCCGCTGCTAATCAAGTGCGCCCGTTGCCGCGCCCAACTGGGCTTGTACCAGTTGCCACACCGATGGAAGAGCAAAGACCACCAGCGCGCCCAGAGGGTCTTGGTGCTGCTGCGGTAACAAAGCCTCTGCCTCGGTCAGAGGGACTGAGCAGAAATTCACTTGACCTTGACCGACTAGCATCAACATTCAGGCTGCAAGAGAGCGGATCGCGCGATGGAAACTACAGCGCGATTGGGCAGCCAGTCCGCCGTGGGGATGGAGTTGATTACGCTTACGGTGCCTACGGAATTATGGGCGCAAATATCCCAGTATGGACTGAAGAAGTTCTTGGGACAGCCATGACCCCAGATGAGTTCCTAAGCGACCCCGCAGCCCAAGACAGGGTGGCAAAGGCAAAACTTGCAGAGTATCACGCTAGATACGGCAACATAGAAGACGTTGCATCCACATGGTTCTCTGGAAGGCCACTGGAAGGCAACACATCTGTGGATGCGACGAGCGGAAAGTCCGTCCCGTCTTACGTCTCGGACATATCAAACGCCTATTACGGCAGTGATATTTCTGGCGGCGATGGGGTTAGCGGTCTGGCTGGCGGTGACCGACTGGAAACCCCAGAGGGCGGCGTGAAGCCATACGACGAGCGCAACACGCTCGGCAAGATGATGTACGACGAGGATGGCAGGATCAACAGAAATGCCATGCTGTCCCTGTTTGCGGGTCTTGGGGATATGTTGACATCACCAAGTCCATTCCTGTTGCCAGCTATCGGCGCGGGTATCTCTGGTGCGGCCAGAACGTACATGGCCCGCGAGGAGCAGTTGGCGGACATCAACAAGAGAAATATCGAGAACATGGGCAGCCTCTATGATCTCTACAACAAATTCCTGTTCAGCAACCCAGAATTTGCTGGGATGACACTGGAGGAGTTTGCCGAGAGAAACGGCCTTACGCACATGCTCCCAGAACCCACAGGAACTGGCGTTGGCACTGCAACTGAAAATGGCTTGAAACCCCTGACCTTGCAGGACACTAGGCGCTCTATTGATGCTGGAAATGGCATAACAATACCATTTATGAATGATTATGCGTCCTTGGTAAGGCTGTACGCTGATTGGCAAAATGCCCCAGAGGGTAGCCCCCAGAGGATTGCAGCCGATAAGGCGAAAGAAAAGATAGATCAAATCAGGCTGAACGGCGGGTACTTCATCGCGGGTCAGGCGCATGTTGTTCTCATTGGCTGCGGTTGCGCGCATGGCATCACGAATGCGCTCCTCGACTGCGCCATCAAGGGCATAGCCGTGACGGCCAGC